AGCAGATATTAATTACAAGACTCACCAAAAGGTGTTACAATCACTATCGTACTTTTTCGAAAATGATTGCCACCTGTTATTTGATGGTTGCGACAATCCAAACGATTTGTTCAAAGTGAATGACGGTGATTATCCTGTAATATTACGCAAGACCATGCAGAAGGTAACACAAATTGAAACTTTGTGCATACTTAATAAAATACTTGGCTTTGAACCTAATTGGAATGCTAGAATTGCCGACACTATTCGTTGGCCAGAATTTCGGTTAAGATTGCTCAAGTATGCCACATTTCTGCCACAGGATGTGTTAAAATATAAACTTATTCTAAAGAAGATGATATGATAAAGAAAATCTACCTCGATATGGACGGCGTTCTGTGTAACTTTGAACGCCGTTACCTTGAACTATATGATGAGTTACCTGGTTCTATGCGGGATCGGAAAGACTTTAATGTGAATTGGGATCATTTTGTGCAATCAGAACAATTTAAAACATTGGACTGGTGGCCTGGTGGTCGAGACTTGTTGACGTACATTACACAATATCAACATGAAAATGCAGTCGAGGTAGAGATTCTTTCATCTTCTGGTGGTCAAAAATATCACCGAGAAGTTGCTGAGCAAAAAATTGAATGGTTGTCCGATAAAGGCATACCATTCAAAGCAAATATTGTTTCTGGACGTAAAGCGAAAGCCGAATATGCCACACCAGAATCAATATTGATTGATGATACACATGATGTTATACAGGGGTTTATTGCTGCTGGTGGTATCGGTGTACATCATAAAGATATAGGTAATACTTTAATGATGTTGGATAAACTTCTGGACAGGTGACCTATATAAGTCTATATTATGATAATGTGGACAAAAAAACTATACAACGCAATACAAATTATACAAGGAAATATATATGAGTTCATTTGCAAATCTTAAACGCAATCGTGACAATTTCGACAAGTTGTCAAAAGCGATTGAAGCAACCGGCACTCCCGCAGAAGCTGGTTCTAAAGATGACACCCGATTCTGGCAACCAGAAGTTGATAAAGCTGGCAATGGCATGGCAGTAATTCGTTTCTTGCCATCTCCTGCTATTGATGGTGATGATGCTTTACCATGGGTTCGAGTATTCACACACGGATTTCAGGGACCTGGCGGTTGGTTCATTGATAACTGTTTGACTACTTTGAATGATAAGTGTCCTGTGTGCGAACACAATAACACACTTTGGAATTCTGGTATCGAAGCCAACAAAGATATCGCACGTAAACAAAAACGTAAACTAACTTACATGACAAATATTTTGATCGTTTCTGATCCAAGTAATCCGTCAAACGAAGGACAGGTTCGCTTGTTCAAATTCGGTAAGAAAATTTTCGACAAGATTAATGAAGCGATGAATCCCGAATTCGCTGATGAAACACCTATCAACCCATTTGATCTATGGGAAGGTGCTAACTTCAAGTTGAAGATTCGTAATGTTGAAGGTTATCGTAATTATGACAAATCAGAATTTGCTAGCAAGTCTGCTTTGTCTGAAGATGATGCTGAGTTGGAAACAATTTGGAAGAAAGAATATTCCCTCAAGGAATTTACTGAACCAAAGTTGTTCAAACCTTACGCCCAATTGAAGACTCGTTTGGATAAAGTACTAGGCTTTGAAGGCATTGCACCTTCAACTACTGCTGAATCTATCGACCTATCGCCACCTGCAGCTAAGTTTGCACCACGTTCAGCACCTGTTGACATTGGTGGAGACGATGACTTGGAATATTTTAAGTCTCTTGCTGAAGAATAAACTTTCTTTACTGAACGTTTAGACCCCGCCTTGTGCGGGTTTTTTATAATCTCATTCCGGCAGGATTTAAAATGCTTGAACTCCAAATTTCAACCCAAGGATCAAAGTTGTGTGTTGATGCTGCAGCATTTTGTGGTGGCGCAGCTGGCGGTGGCGCAGCTGCTTGTTGATTCACTACAGTTACATTCGGTGCTGAAGTATCTGTTCTACTTGCATCAGCCAATGCACGTGAAGAAGCATTTAAAATATCACCAGGAATTCTGTTTAAATTTTGCAATCTTTCATTAACTTTTGCATCACTTTGGTCAGCTGGTCTTTCAAATTTCTTCATAAAATAAGCTGTTGCTGCATTTTCATCTGTTAGACTTTTGAATGTGGAGAAATCTTTTTGATTGCTTTTCATTATACTAATCATAGCATCAATATTTTTCTCAGGATTTTTCAAGTCTTCCGCACTGAATTGTGGATGAGCACTTCTATTTACTTGAAATAAACCATAACTGTGTTCTTGTTTTCCAGTTTTTGGATTTGTAGCGTGATTTTCAGCATTTGGATTTAAAGATGATTCGGCCATAGCATTAGCAATAGCTGCTTTTGCTTGGGCATCATTAAAACCCGCATCCTTAAATTTTGTGTAAATTAAAGATGCCATATCTCTGGCAGATACTTGAATTGGAGTTGTGCTTAATTGACGGGACTCTCTACCCCAATTACCATCATTTACACTCATGGTTTTTTGTGCTGAAGCAAGATTTGCATCCCAATTTCTTACTCCAGGCATAGTAGTTACTGCCTTCTCTTTTTCACCATATGCTTTAATTCTTCCTTCAACATCAGCAAGTTCTTCACCCAATCTTTTGTGTTCCAACTGCATCATTGGTCTTGTATCATTTTTAATTTTAGACATTTGGTCCTCAATGTCTTTTTTCTTTTCCTGTAATTTTTGCGGATCATCACTTTGAGTTACTCTACCTAAGATGTAACCAGAACCAGCACCAATTAGAGCACCAAGTGCGGCACCTTTAATTCCAAACATTGAACCAACAGCACCACCAATAGCAGCACCTAATGTCGCCAACAATTCTGGTTTATATCTGTTAATGAACTCACCAAAATAAAAACCAAATATTTTACCTAGTTGTCCAAAGTTATCAATCAAAGTATCAAATGCTGCTTTACTGTATGCGAGTGTAATTTTAGTTGCATTTGATATTGATTCACCAATTTGGTTGACTTGTGGTCCAATAGTTTTATTCACCCAATCATAAATGTCGGTGAAAGACCTTGTGTTGAAAAAGTTGTCAAAATTCTCAGCGAGTTGCCTAATAATTGGAGTTTCAGATTGTGTGTCGATGCCTAAAGCTGCCGCAATTTGTTTTTTGATTTGGCCAAAATCTATGTTTGTGGCCATTTGACCGATAGCGTAAGCGGATGCGGCCAGACCAACAATACCTAAAATTGGTGACAGACTTGCGATAGTTCCAATCGTTCTTAGAATGCCGGCACCCAATGAACCTCCTGTACCCATCAAACCACCAATCATACTGCCAATAAAAGAAGATGATCCAGTTGAACTTGATGGTGTTGTATTTCCTGGTTGAGAAGTTTGATTTGTCTTCTTGGATAACGAATCTACAGCTGTATTTCTGGTTCGAACATCATACCACAGAGCATCTTGTGACCTGGAACTACGACCAGTCATCTTCTTTGTCAACGTAACTATATTTTGGCGAGTGATATTCGTATCTCTTGCCATCATGTTCATATTAAAAGTATTTTTACTAATGACACGCAATAAAGATTCTTGCCTTTCACTGGAAGACAATAGGTCCGTTATACCTTGAGAATCTGCTGTTGCACTTGCACTTGTGGGAGAAGATGAGAGAATACTTGATGTTTTACCAATCGGTGAATATCCTTTACCGAATATTTTTTGTCCGGTAATAGATAACATGCCTTGGCCACCAAAGAATGTATTCCTCACATCCATTCTCTCTCTGGATTGTTTGAGTGCAGCAGAGCCTAAAGAGCTTAGTATACCTTTACTCTTTAGTTCCTGTTTGTATAATTGTGAAAACTTTGTTGCCATTTATTTTCTACTTTTTCTTGCTAGTTGTTGTTGTTTTAGCTTCTCGTTTTCTTCCTCAATAAACTGAAGCAGCATAGTAACATAAACATTTCTTTCCCATGGCATCATATCATTTAATTCGTTTAATGAGTATTTGTGATGTTGCATAAGGGCAAAATTGGTTTGGAAATGGTTAGCTAAATTATCATAACGAAACATCATGCGAAAAAACTTTGGATTCCTTGAATCTCAATGTTTTCTTCATAACCACACTTATTACATTTAAAATCAAGTTTCTTTGTCAATTTGGGAATATCCTCAAAGAATTTTTGAATCATACCAAATTGTTCTTTTGTTAGACTATCAATGAACTCCAATAGTTCTTCTTTTGTGGCATCTTTTGCATAATACATATTTTCTTCATCGTAGATATAATCAATTGATGAAATGATTGTTTCCGATACAAAATCTGCAGGACTGATATTCTTTTCACTTGCAACCGCTTCAATTGCTTTGAATGTTGGGTATTTTAATACTACGCCTAATTTTGGAGTTAATTGGATTTTACTATCAATCATTTCAATTTTTGGTTTAACTTCCAACGCATTGAAATTCAAGTTAATTAAATTGCCACACTTGTGAGTTTTGTC